AAACTCGGGCGGTGTCGGGCGCTTCATAAAGCGCGTGGAGCAGCCGCTTTACAGCGACCACCGCACGGATGAGAGCAAAGCTGAGGCAGCCGATGAGGCGATGGTGCTGTGCGTCGAGATGAATCGCGTGTACCGGTCGCTTGCCGATGCAGCCAGGGGCATGCAGATGCTCGGCACGGCCATGGTGACGCTAAGCGCCACGGTGTCTGCGATCCGAAGGGCATGCGAGCGCGGCGAAGCCACCGCATGCGGATTCCATTGGACAAGGGTTGAGTTGGAGGGCAAATGAGCAAGGCGAAGAAGTACGTGATTTCACGCACTTACACGAGAAGTGACTTTCTTGGCGATCAAACAGCTTGGGACATTACGGACGATCAAGGCAATGGCTTCTTCGTCTCGTGGCGAGGTTTTACGTCGAGTTTCGTGCCCGATTGCCGCAACCCCGAGTGCATGGCATTCCCGCTTACTGCAAAGGGGGTCGGCTTCAACGAAGAGCTTGACACGATCTACGGATTCGAGCCAGAGGAAGCGCTGGAGAAGATGATCGAGGTGCTTGGCATCGATGTTGACCTTGATCGGCATAAGGAGACGGTTGGCGATGAGGATTAGCGATGAAGAGCGCCGCACGGTAGCGCGGCGAATCAGGCAGTTAGACCAGAGGGGAAAGAATAATCTTTTCTCTACATGCTTCAACTGCGGTAAATGGCTTGGAGCAGTCTACGGTGACGAGGATTACTGTGCAGAGGAACAGCGTCAGTTCAGATTGTGCCTTGGACTTAAAAACTCGCTTGCAGCCAGAATCGCCGACCTCATAGACCGCCCGACCACTACGCTTACCGAAGACGAGGACGGGCGCACCTGCTGCGCAAACTGCGGATGCGTCGCACTGTATATGTCTGATGCCGCCTATTGCCCAGACTGCGGCGCGGAGGTGGTCGAATGACCAAGCTTAGGCCCTGCCCTTTCTGCGGCGGGAAAGCGTGGGCGTATAGCGGTACCACTTACCATTTTGAGAGCGGTTGGGGCTGGATATGCGCCTGCAAATCATGCGATGCACAGGGGCAGATTGGCGAAACGAAGGCAGCCGCGATTAGGAACTGGAACCGCCGAACCGCGCAGCATTGCCGCTACGAGAGCACCGACCATTGCACTGAGAAATGCAGCGTTTGCGGGCGAGAGGTCGAAACTTTCCATCCAGGTTACCGACATTGTCCCCGCTGCGGCTCGTACATCGAGCCCGAAGAATGGATGCGTGGTTTCCGCGGCGATGAGGACATGAAGGAGGCGGGGCTGTGAGCATTTTATCTGTCTGCATGTTCCTTTTAACGGCTTTTCTGCTTGGTGCGTTGGTGGCTCTGTTAGGGGTGTACGTAGCGATGAGGAGAATTGCCGAGGTCCGGAAGTTGGAGCATGATTTGCGTATATACAAGCAGGCTTACCAAACAGCCCGAGCTGAGCGCGATTCCTTGAAATTCGGAGGAGGTGCGTAGCTTTTGGGAACCAATTACTACCTTCGCAAGGTAAAGCCGAGGCTGGTTTACGATGAGTACCACATTGCCAAGCGTTCTGCGGGGTGGCGCGTCAGCTTTCAGGATTCCGAGGACTACCGGGGCGAGGAAGGGGCACCTGCCTACCACTCGGTTGCGGATATCCGCAACCTCCTTAAATCGGGGGAGTATGAGTTGGCGAATGAGTACGGGGAAAGGTTTGGAGCCGATTCCCTGAAGGAGTTCGAAGAGCTTTGCGAGTGGAGAGGCGGTGCCGCCTACGACGGCAAGCCCCTCGGCACCTACCCACAGGACGAAGCCCCCTGGGATCATGAGCCGGGTGCCACGGGCTACCGCGACCCAGAGGGCTACGCCTTTGACTCGCAGTACTTCAGGTAGCACAGCAGTTAGGCATTCTAAAAGGAATCGCCCGTATCAAACGCGCCTATAGTGTCACTATGCTAAAATTTGGTACCAGGATTCATATCTATCTTCTCCAATTTGAAAGCCCCTTTGCACAGGGGCTTTCAAATTATGACACCATGGTTTCCATAGGGGGGGCAAATGTGCGAGCTTTCCGAGTTTGACCGTCTGCGAATCGATTGCGCCAAGCGCTATTTGGCAACTGTCCATGCGGCGCGTGCCAGGCTGGAGCGCCAACGCGCCCGCCGAATCGAGCAAGCGCAGAAGATGGAGCCTAAGGCCATCGTGTACTCGGGAATGCCCGCAAGCCCCAACGCCTACGGCGATGCGCTGCCCGATGCGGTTGCGAAGCTGAGCGTTATAGACGATGCCATTTCCGCTGCCTCTGCGGAATGGGAAGAAGCCCTATCCCGGGCGTACAAGTGCCTTTACGCAATGGAAAGCCCCGAATACTCGGAACTTTTGGAACGCCGATACATCAACGGCGAGCAATGGGCGGAAATCACGTGTGCCATGGGGAAGGGCATAACCTGGTGCCAGTACTCCAAGGAGCCTGCCCTTATCCAGCTTTACGACACCCTGCCGAACGAGTTTCGGATTCCGCGCGTTCCGGCGCTATAGGCGAAAGAAACGCCCTTGTTTTTGGTCTGTTTCGGGCAAACGGGCTAATCCACAAAAGAAATTCGGCAACATTCGGCAATAATCGGCAACATTCGGCAAAAATCGGCATTTTTCGGCAACGAAAAAGCGCTATAACGGTATGCGTCAAAAAAAGACAAGGGAACCCGCCGAGGCAAGCGCCGAAGCGGGTTTCTTCGTTCTGGGGAAAGAAAACCTTATGACAATCGAATACATGGCGCGCGCCGCGTCGAGGCATGACACCGCTTTTGCGCATGCGATGCTTCACGCAATCGCCGTTTACCGAGCCTATGGAGGTCGCTTCGTATGGCCTACTGCCTAGCATGCGGTTGCAACCGCGATACAATCGGCGGATTCTGCCGGCAATGCAGGGCAGACATGGCACGGCGCAAGGTTGCCGATGCCAAGCGATGCATACACGTCCCGCGCGCCGAGCAGCCGCATGGACATGAGCCCAAGGCTTGCCAGCCATGACGCGCAACGTTCGCCGATCTTATGCCAGGGACAAGCTGAGACAGAGCATAAAGCGCCAGGGCTTGCCGTGTCATATATGCGGGCTGCCCATAGACTACAGCCTGCCGGCGGGGCACCCCATGAGCTACGAGCTTGACGAGCTGGTGCCTGTCTCGCGCCTGCCGTACGAGCAGCGCAAGGCCGCTGCATGCGACCCTTCGAACGTTGCGCCCGCGCACCGCAGGTGCAACCAGCGCAAGGGGAACCGTATGGCAACGGACGCGGGGCTGAACGCTGCCAAGGCCGCGCCCATCGCGCATTCGCGGCAATGGTGAGAGGCTGCCTTGATGTGGCATATCCTTCTATCTGTCTTTGCTATGGAATATAGCGATCTGACCTGGACAAACGAAGGGGTGGGGTATCCCCCTCCCCCTGGGGTGTTCCGACGCCCGGGGGCATAGTCGGAAAATACCCCCGAATCAGAAATTTTGCCCAGGGGAAGCCTTCGGAAAGGTTGTTTTTGAGCCTTGAAGCTATCCGATATCCGCCCGTACGAGCGCAACGCTCGCAACAACGAGAAGGCGATTCCCGCCGTGATGGAGTCCATCAAGCAGTTCGGGCTTCGCGGCACCATTGGGCTTGAGTCTCCCGATAACCCGGTGATCGTCTTCGGACACACCCGTGTCGAAGCGTGCAAGCGCCTTGGTTGGGAAGAGATACCCGATTCTAAGGTTGAGTACTGCGACGACCTCACGCCAGAGCAGGTAAAGGCTTTCCGTATAGCGGACAACAAGACGGGCGATATAGCCACCTACAACAAGTCGATGCTGCGCGAGGAGATACGCACGCTCAAGGATTTCGACATGTCCAAGTTCGGTATCGACTTCAAGAGCAAGAAGCTGCCGCTTGGGTACGAGGCGATGCGCACCGATAAAGCCTACAACCTGGATCTGGTGAACCGCTCCGACTGCAACGCAAGGGGATTTCCGAAGCTGCGCCCCGTGATGGCCGAGCCCGAAGCCCTCGTGCCGTTCAACTACGCGAAGAGCACTGGGGAAGATGAGAAGAAGGGCGCGGCGTGCCACTTCTTCAAGGACGATTACCAGTTCGAGCGCATTTGGCAGCGGCCGAAGGCTTACCTTGACGCGCTGCGCGGGTTCGACTGCGTGCTAACGCCCGATTTCTCGCTTTACCTGGACATGCCCAAGCCGATGATGGCGTGGAACCACTACCGGCAGATGTGCATAGGCAAGATTCTGCAGGATGAGGGGATGAAGGTAGTGCCCACCCTTACCTGGGCGGGCGAGGAATCGCAATCGTTCTGCTTCGAGGGCATACCGAAGCACGGCACGGTTGCCACCTCAACCGTGGGCGTTCTGGAAAGCGAGGAATCCGTTTCTTTTTGGAAAGCGGGCATGGCAGAAGCCCTTAGGCGGATACGCCCTAAGTGCGTGCTGGTGTACGGCGCAGAAGTGAAGTTCGACTTCGGCGACGCCGAGGTTGTCAGGTATAAGGCGCACATAAAGCGCGGAAAGCGGGTTTGTTGATGGGCGGTAGAGGGGCCTATTCCGTATCTTCAGGCAAGAGAAAGATGCATATTAGACTTCTTGGCCACGATAGCTCGTGCCACCCAAAGAACGCAGGCGGCAATCCCGACAGCCGTAGCGGTGTCGAAGAGCTTGCTAAAATGGCTGGCTTTGCTGCTACAGCGGGCACGGATGAGATAGGCACCCAATCGATGGGTGCTTACACAAGCGCGATAGGCAAGCTTGAGAGAAAATTCGGTGCTCTTAAAGCTGTTCCAACAACTTTGGCGGGAGCTGATGGCTCAGGTTTTTATGCTGCTGCCGGTGGTTCTGATAAGGGCGCTGTTCTTATGCTCAACCGCAAGGCTATGGCCAATGCTGCCAAGCATGCGAAAGCCCAGGGGAAGGAAGAGGCGGACGGCTTCAAGATGCCGACCGATGGCAAGCTCACTTCGAGGGCAAACTACACGGTTACGCATGAATACGGTCACCTTCTCCAGAACGCGCTTTATCAAAAAGCCAAGAAAAACGGTTACACTGGAACACGTAGCCAGCATGCGAAGAAAGTCTATAAGAGCATTCAGCGAACGGCATTCATGAAATATGGCGCCACGAGCAAATCGCTTTCCCGCTATGGAAGAACGAATGAATTCGAAGCCTTTGCCGAGTCATTCGCGAACTTAAACTCTGGTTCCCCCAACGCATTCGGAAAGGCGATGGGGGATTACTTGAAGAAGAACAAGCTCTAAAACCGTTAGGAGGTACCCTCATGGATCAAGGGATGCCTTTCTTCATGACGAATCCTGATTGGTACACAACGTTTGATATCAGCGGTGATTTCCCCGAAGATGGCAGGGGCTATCACCTCACGGACAAAGCACCGCAAGAGGCCATCGATTCCTATAACGAGTTTTACGCGCTTCACGACCAAAACGCTTTCGACGAGATTGCCGAGCAGCTGGTGAAGGGGCCAAATGAGCGTTAGCGATTTCGAGTTAGGGAAGTACAAGGCGCTTTCCTATCTTTACGAGTGCATCCGTGAGGGCGTCGAGCCAAACGATGCCAAGGCACAGGAAGTGACGAAGCTCAACCCTGTTTTCTGGCGGGCTGTGGTGAACGACCTTGTTAGAAACGAATTGGTTACGGCTGTTGAGGTGAAGACGCTCAAGGAAACGCTCTACGGCAATCTGCAAATCACTTCTGACGGTGTTGCCTACCTTGAGGAAAACCCTGGCGCGCGCAAGGCACGGGAATTCCTGGGCGCGGCTTTCGAAACAGCGCTGAAGGTTGCCGTGGAAGCCACCAGGTACCTATAACCAAAACAAACAATCGAATTCGCAAGCGCCCTGCGGGGCGCTTTCTTTATGCCCTGTTCCTTAGGAGGCGGTGTCGCTTTGCCCCTTGATAAGCCGGGGTCTGTTGCCAACGACCCCATAAAGAGCGCGAAGTGGGATGAGATAACCGAGGGGCGCAGCTTCACGCGCTCGGACGTGCCCGCGCTTGCCCTGCTTTGCCAGTGGCACAAGATCGTGGAACTTGCCACCGACGAGCTGGACAGGTTCGGCGAGCAGACCGCCTACGGAAACGATATGGGCGATCTGAAGGAGTTTCCGCAAATCGGCACGTTGAAAAAGGCGAGCGCCGAGATACGCGCCCTGAACAAGCAGCTTGGAATAACCGACTCGCATGAGGAGGGTGAGGCAGATAGCCAGCAACAGCAAGCAAGCGTCCTCACCGTGTTCCAGGGCGGGCGTGCGCAAAGGCGCGCAAGAGCCACGGGTTAGGGTCGAGCGCGGCGAGGTATGCGAATCGGACGGCACCGATGCCGCCAACCTCATGGCGAACATGGGAATGACTCTGTTCCCCTGGCAAGCCGATATCCTGGATGTGTGGTGTTCCCGTGATTCGAGGGATACGCCCTCTTTCGTGACCTGCGGCCTTTCGGTTCCGCGCCAGAACGGCAAGAACGCCATACTGGAGGCTTTCGAGTTCTACCAACTGGCCATTTGCGGGGCGCATATCCTGCACACGGCACATCGTGTGAAGACCGCCAAGAAGTCGTTCCAACGCCTGGTGCGCTACTTCACCGACAAGAAGCATCGCGACGTCATGCGCGCGGTGGAGAAAATCCGCTACACCAACGGCGAGGAATCCATACAGCTGAAGAACGGCGGGGTGATAGAGTTCTCCGCCCGCAGCCGTGCGGGTGCCCGCGGCTTCGACGATATCCAGGTTGTCGTGTTCGACGAGGCGCAAGACCTCACGGACGACCAGCTGAGCGCAATCATGTACACGCTGGCAGCGTCCGCAACGGGCTACCGCCAGATGATATACACGGGCACGCCGCCCGATATCGCCAGCCCTGGCACCGTCTTCCGCCGCACGCGCAAGAACGCGCTGGACGGCGCCAGCAAGCGCCTTTGCTGGCACGAGTGGAGCGTGGAGAGCGCCCCGAAGCAGGGCGCGACTTTCGCCGATGTGCTCGATGACGTTTACGCAACGAACCCCTCCATGGGCTACACGCTTGACGAGGAATACACGGAATCGGAGTTCGGAACCGCTGACTTGGAGTCCTTCGCGTGCGAGCGCCTGGGCTGGTGGAAGTCGGACGTTCTGGAGCAGAACCTGATAATCGATGCGAAGAAATGGGCGAAATGCTGCATCAAGGACGATGATGCCCCGACCGGGGGAAAGCTTGCCTACGGCGTGAAGTTCACGCCCGACGGCAAGACGGTTGCCGTCTCCGCCGCGATACTGCCGGCCGAGGGCAAGCCCTTCGTTGAGCTGGTGGACATTTACAGCACCGGCCGCGGTGTCGGGTTCCTCGCCGAATGGCTGATGGAGCGAAAGAGCAAGTGCGCGGTTTGCGTCATAGACGGCCGCGCGGGCGCACAGGCGCTCATGCAGCAGCTTCGGGACGGTGGATTCCCGCGCAAGGCGGTGGTGGAGTGCACCACCTCGAACGCGATCGCCGCCGCATCGGGCTTTCTTGATGCGGTGAACGGCGAGGCTTTGGAGCACATAGCCAGCCCCGCCATGGATGACTCCGCCCTGAATTCCGTTAAGCGCGTGATAGGTCGAAACGGGGCCTTCGGCTTCGGCGACGGCCTGGAATCGCTTTCGGCCCCCATCGAGTCGGGGGCGCTTGCCCTGTGGGGCGTTAAGAACACACGGCGCGACCCTAAGAGAAAGGCGAAGGTGCACGTATGACAGTATCTGTACCCTATCAGGTGGCCGCTGCCGACGGGCTGCGCGAGGAGGACCGCGAAACCGTGCGCGGACTGCTGAACAACTGGCAGACCCATTACGCGGGCAACGTGCTTCGCAACAGCTACTACGAGTCGCACTCCATGCTGAAGGACTTGGGAATATCGGTTCCCGATTCGCTCAAGAACCTGGAGGTTGCGTGCGGATGGGGCTACAAGTGCGTGGAGGTGATGCGCGACCACCTGGCTTTCGACGGCTTCAGCGTGGAGGACGAGCGGTACGACTCCGACCTGCGCGCCATGGTGCGCCGCAACTCGCTTGATGTCCGAGTAGGGAAAGCCGTGAACAGCGCGCTTAAGTACTGCTTCAGCATGTGGGTCGTGACCGCCGACGAGGAAGGCCACGCCCGCATATCCGCGTACCCGCCCACATTGGCAACGGGGCTTTGGAACGATGTATCAGAGCGCTTGGACGCCGGTATGTTCGTGGTGCGTTTCAAGCGCGAGAACGGCGTGAAGACGAACCACCCCGATTGGGTTGACGTCATGCTCCCCGATTGTCTTATCCGGCTGCGCGAGCAGCGCCCGGGCTACTGGTTCGCCGAGTACGTGCCGCACGGCTTGGGCGTGGTGCCCATGTTCGTTATGCCGTACAACCCCGATGACGACAGGCCCTTCGGAACCTCGCGCATCACGCCCGAGGTGCGGTGGCTCATAGACTGCGCGATACGCGCCAACGTTAACGAGGAAATCGCCTCTGCCTTCGCCGCATCCACGCAGAAGTATCTGCTAGGCACCGATGGCGAGAGCTTCGAGGGCGTTTCCCGTTGGGACGCGTTCATAGGCTCGATCCTGGAAGTGGAGATGAACTCGGACGGCGGAACGCCGCAGTTCGGGCAGCTCACGCAACCCAGCATGCAGCCGCTTTCCGAGCACTTCAACAACCTGTGCAAGCGCATGAGCGCGGCAACGGGAATCCATGTTGGGCAGTTCGGGATCATGTCCGACAACCCCAGCAGCGCCGAGGCGATATACGCCGAGAACGAGCCCTTGATACTCAAGTGCAAGTCGTTCATCAAGCAGGCGAAGGGCGCTTTGCGGCGCGTGTGCACGGCGGCGCTTGCCACCGAGTACGGCAGCGACTATGACACGGCGGAGCGCACGTTCGATGTCTCCGCCCATTTCCTGAACCCCTCCATGCCCACATTGGCGCAGCAGACCGATTCGAGCATCAAGCTTGCCAGCGTTTGCGAGGGTTTCGCGGAAACGCGGGCTTTCTGGCGCTTGAACGGCTTCGACGATGACGAGGTGCAGGAAATCGACTCGCAGATACGCAAGGCTCGCGCCCGCATAGCCGCCCAGAGCGCGGCGCTTGCGGCGGTGCAGCAGCAGGAAGGCCAGGCGGCAGCAGATGGCGGTATCCAAAGCGCTACTTGACGCGTTCCGCGTCGAGCTCGAAACGCAGGCGGGTAAGGCTTCCTCCTACGCGCTGGCATACTTGGAGGCCATGCGCGCCATGTTCCCCGATGTCGGGGTAGCCGAGGTTCGGGATGCGGCCATCGAGGCTATCCGCGAGAGCTTGAGCATCTACGGCGACCAGGCGGCCGCCTTGGCGGGAGCCCTTTTCGACCAGCTGGCCGCCGAGCACGGATACGCTGCTGGCTCTACCGTGCAAAGCGTCATAGACGATGCCGAGATTGAGCGCAAGGTGCGCTACTTCGCTGGCTCGCTTGCTTCGGGCAAGGTGGAAGAGTTCGACCGCAGCGTATCGGACTTGACGGGTTACTACGTGAAGCGCAGCGCGTTTGAGAACATGGTGCGCAACTGTGAGCGGAACGGGATACGATACGCTCGCGTGCCCTCAGGCACGGAAACGTGCGCTTTCTGCTTCATGCTCAGCTCTCGCGGGTTCGTGTACCGCTCGAAGGGAAGCGCAAGCAGGAACCACCGTACGGGCGACGGGTACCACCGGAACTGCGATTGCATCGTTGTGCCTGGTTTCGGCGATTTGCCGCCCGATGCCCAGGTAGAGGGGTACGCCCCTTCGCAGATGTACGACCGCTGGAGCCAATGCGCGGATACCGTGGGCATTGATGCGAAAAGGGCGCTCGGCTCGGAAGAGCTTCGCCGCGCCGTGCTGCAAGAGGTGGAGACCCGCGACTGGCGCTGGCTCTACACGGGCAAGGTGCCTGAAATCACCAAAGACCGTGGAGCCAAGCCACTGGATAAGGAAAAGGCGGTTGCCGATATCCTTGCGCGGAACGGTTTTGCGGTTCATTTCTTGAAGGAAACGAATAAAACAGGCGTTAAAACCGCCGATGCCCTCCTTAACGGAGAGGTATGGGAATTCAAGATTCCCGAAGGCTGGTCGAAACCAGACGAACGGAGTTTGCCTGGCGAGCATACGGTTCGCAGACAGTTTTTCAAAGCCTTGGGCAAAGGTACGGATAAGATTCTTATTTCAAATGAGGGAAACGGCGTTTCGATGGACGAATTGCTTCTTGCAGCGAAGAAAGTATTCGAATCGCGTGATTATGACTTTTCCGAGGTCTTTGTTGTTGATGCGGAAAACAGGGGAATAAGAAGACTGAAATAAAGAAGGGAGCCCAGACACCCGTGAACTGCTCCCGGGTAGGAATCTCCCTTGATGAGTTGATTATATCAAAACGATCGGGGCTTTTCACCTGTGAGTTAACCCAGGAAAAGCCCCAAGGATGGGTGCCTCGGTCGTCACTAACGAGTGTCAACGGGGGCGCTGAAGTTGATTATAGCGAACACCGATAGGAGCGAGCATGAAACGAGATCTAGACCTTGTGCGCAAGATTCTTCTTATGTCGGAAGATGCGCCCGGCAGAATCGATGAGGTAAAGCTTGCAGCGCTTGACGATGACGCAGATAAGCTTGCTTTCCATGTTCAGCTTATGGCGGAGCATGGGCTCATCGTGGGCAGTGTCACCTATGACGGTTTCCGTACCCGCCCGCTTTCAATCGAGGTTCACCGCGTTACCTGGCAGGGATTCGACTACCTGGACGCTATCCGCTCACCCAAGGTTTGGGACAAAGCGAAAAGCGTTATCGCCAAATCGGTAGGGGAAACGTCCCTTTCCGTGGTGAAGCAGACGTGCCAGGCGATTGCGTGGCAGATGATACAGCAGCAGATAGGGCTTTAGCGCCCTTCCACAAGCATAGAGCATGGGCAGGTGGCGGAGAGGATGAACGCGCCCGGTTGCTAACCGGGTGCGCCCCAAAGGCGCCGCGGGTTCGAATCCCGCCCTGCCCGCCATATTCAAGTTGATTCAAGCAGTCCGCATGGGCTGCTTTTTTCATGCGGAAGATATGACCCGCATGGGTCGAAACGAAGGCCGCACGGCCAGGAACGGAGGATGCAATGGCACAGGAAACCGAGCCCAAGGAACCCCAGGAGCCTACCGATCCCAAGGAACCAACCGAGCCGAACGGCGAGGGCGGCGCACAGGGAGAGGATTGGGAAGCCAAGTACCGCGAGGCGGTGAAGCACTCCCGCGAGTGGGAGAAGAAGGCCAAGGCCAACCTGACGGACGCTAAGGCGTACCGCGATTCCCAGACTAAGCAGAAGAGCGTTGAGGAACGCTTGGCGGCATTGGAAAGCGAGAACGCGGCGCTGAAGGCAAGCGCCGAGCGCGCCAAGGCCGTGAAGGAAGCCGCGAAGGCGGCGGGCGTTCCCGAGGCCATCGTGGCCACGCTTTCCGGCGAGGACGTGGAAGTCCTAACCGAGCAGGCAAACGCCATCGCGGCGGTGATGAAGCCAAAGGGCGGCGCACCTGCGGCAGACGAGGCGGGCAAGCTCGACAACGGCACCCCGAAGCCCACCAAGAAATCGATCATGGGCATCAAGGACACCAAGGAGCGCCTGCGTCAGATAGCCATGCATCCCGAGCTTTTCAAGAACAAGAACTAACCAGAAGGAGAAACGCATATGCCAGCACCAACAGGGGCGGTAACCACCGAGCAGATGAGCTTCGCGCTCGACCAGGAGTTCGTGACCCGCTTCGATCAGGACGTCAACCAGCTGAAGGACATCTTCGGCATCGTGGATGTGGAAGTGCTGAAGGCGGGCGTGACGCTCAAGCAGTACAAGGTAACGGGCTCCCTCAACGCCTCCCAGGCAGAGGAGGGCGAGGAAATCCCGCTTTCCCAGTACAAGGAAGATCCCATCCCCATCGGCGAGATGGTGCCCAAGACCTACCGCAAGCTGACCACCGCCAAGGCCATCTTGAAGAGCGGCTACGAGCACGCCGTGGTGCGCACCGACAACAAGATGCGCAAGGACGTTCGCGCCGATGTCCTCAAGGGCTTCTACGAGTACCTGAAGAACGGCACGGGCACCGCCGAGGGCACCGACCTCCAATCCACGCTTGCCAACGTCGATGCGGCATTGGACATTGCCCTGGAAGACAACGACGACTCCACAGACGGCAAGGTGTACTTCGTGAACCCGCTCGACCGCGCCGCTTGGCTCGGTTCCCACGAGATAACCGGCGCTCAGACCGCTTTCGGCATGACCTACATGGAGGGCTTCCTGGGCCTGACCGGCACCACCGTGTTCACCTCCAAGGTTCCCAAGGGCACCGTGTACGCAACGCCCAAGGAGAACCTGCACCTGTACACCCTGGACTTCGGCTCCCTGGGCAACGCGGGGCTTGCCTACGAGGTCTCCGACAACGGCTGCATCGGCGTGCACCACACGCCCGCATACAACCGAGCAAGCGCCGAGACCCACGTGATGACGGGCACCACGTTCCTTGCCGAGGCAACCAACTACATCTTCAAGGGCACCATCAACGGCGGCGTTGCCAGCCAGACGTTTTCCGCCGCCGTTGTGGACGAGCCGGAGCCCGCAGCAGCGGCAACGCCCGTTGTGCAGGCGGCAGCGGCAGACGAGGCTCCTGTAACCCAGGCGGCAGCCGCGAAGAAGGCGCCGGCACGCAAGACTGCGAAGGCAGCCGCGAAATAACCCAAGGCCGTTAGGAGGTGTCGGCATGGAAGAAACCGCTTTCGCCTCTTACGCCGACTACTCCAGCCGCTACGGCACCGATGCGGGCGAGGAACGCGTTTCAACGCTGCTCTCGGACGCATCGGGGTTCCTGGCGGCAGAGTACGAGAGGCGTTACGGCTGCGCTTGGGAGCAGGGCGCGCACCCCGTCTTCGACCGAAACGCCGCCGCCGTGTGCTGCGGCATGGTTGCCCGCATGCTGGCAACGCCCGAAGACCTTTACGGCGCGAGCCAGTACAGCCAGGGTACGGGCGTTTACAGCGCATCGCTGACGTTCGCGAACCCAACGGGAGACATGTACCTGAGCGCCGCGGACAAGAGGCGCTTGGGCCTTGCGGGCGGGCGAATGCGCAGCATTCAGGCGGCAACCTGGCAGGACAGGGGCTAGCCATGGAGTTGATAAAGCCGGAAGAGGTAACCGTGGTTCGCCGCGCCCTTGCCCTGGACGACCTTGGCGAGCCCAGCAGCGAAACAGAGACAGCCGAAACCGTTATGTGCGTGGTTGCTCCGGGGGCAACCGCCGATTTGGACGCTACGCGCCCGAACGGCGTTTCGGTTGCCTACACGCTGCATTTTCCCAAGGGCTACACTGAATCCCTTTACCGCGCCCATGTGCTGGTGCGCGGCGAGGAGTTCGCCGTGGTGGGCGACCCGAAGCCCTATTCCGATGCGAACACCCCTGGCAGGTACAACCGCGCCGTGGAGGTGACCCGCGCCTATGGCTAGGTTCCAGGTGGGCATAAAGGCGGATTTCGGGAGGTTCCAGTGGGAAAGGGACGGCTACGCCGCCGTTGCGTCCATGCCGGGCGTGCAGCGCATGGTGTCGGATTCCGCCGAATCAACCAAAAAGGCGGCGGATGCGGCGCTCTCGGAAGGCGGCTACTCCCTTCCCGGCCACGAGGTGAAGGACTTCCAGGGCAAGCTTGCGCCAGGCAAGGTGGTTCGCACCAAGACCGACCAGGCGCGTTACACCCAGGCGAAGAGGAAGAGCCTCACCAAGGCTTTGGGAAGCGCGAAGGGGGCGTAGGGCAATGGACATCGAAGCGGTTGCGGCACGCGCGCTGAAGGCGGCGCTGGGCGTGCCCGCGTACCTGGAGGCTCCAAAGGAAGCGCCAGAGGAGTTCATCACCGTTGAGGCAACGCGGGCAACGGGCGGGTTCGCCGACCGCGTGGCGCTTGACATCGACTGCTTAGCGCCGCCGAACAGCCGAAAGCGGGCGAAGGCCCTTGCGGAAAGGGTCATGGGCGCGGTGCCAGAGCTCTGCTCCGAGCCGTGCATCTTCGCCCCGGCGGTTGCCAACTGGTACCGCATGAACGAACCGGACACGAACCGTTCGCGCTACGTGGTTCAGGTAGAGCTTACGGTTTGCGAGTAGAAAGGAAGGCAGCGCATGGCGAAGAATAGCGTTGCGACGACGAACAACCAAGAGAACGTATCGGCGGGCAAGGGCGTAGACGGCGGCTACATCTTCGTGGCTCCCACGGGCACCGCCCTGCCAACCGATATCAAGGCGGAGCTCGACCCTGCGTTCAAGGTGCTGGGCTTCATCTCGGAAGACGGCTACGTTGAGACCGTTGACGAGGACACCAGCGACATCGTTGACATGAACGGCGACCTGATGGACTCCACCAACTCCAACCGTGTGGAATCCGCGCAGGTCACGCTTGCCGAGATCAAGGCGGGCACGCTGAAGGTCCAGTACGGCGAAGAGAACGTCACGGACGAGAACGGACTCATCACCGTGAAGCACAACGCGAACTCGCACCCCACGTTCAGCTACGTTCTGGAGCTCGCGCTTAAGAACGCCCGCCGTTGGCGAAAGGTGGTGCCGCTGGGCAAGTCCTCCGAGCTGGACGACTTGAACGTTGTCAGCTCCGAGCTGTGCCAGCGCCCGCTTACCATCAAGTACCTCACCGACGAGCGGGGAAACACCTGCTACGACTACATCGAGTCCACCGAGACGAACACCGCGGCCTAAAGCCGTGCGAGGAAAGCCCTGCGGCCGCGTGCTGCGGGGCTTTCCCTTTCTTCAGGGCCGTTCGCCCATGGCCATGCCGCTTCAGTAGGCGGCGGCATGGCCATGGGCGGGCCGTGCCCGCGAGAGCCTACAAGCCTACGAAAGGAAAAAGAAATGACTGATATCACCAAGCCGACCATGGAAATCGAGTTCCGAGGGGAGCGCTTCAAGGTAAGCAAGGCAGCGTTCCGCTCCATGAAGGTGCAGAAGAAGATGGCGCTTATGGAGGAAGACCTCAAGGGCGCGTTCGAGGCGATGGACGCGATCCTGTGCGGCGGGCTGGACGATGCGCTCGACCGCATCCCCGAGGCGGACGGCACGGTGTCGGAATACGGTGCCTCTGCTGAGGCTTTCGGCGCGCTTTTCGAGAAGATCGGCGAGCAGCTGGGAAAAAACTAACCGCCTTCGCCGCCGACTGGCTGGCGAACCCCGTGGACCTCATATGCGACTTCAGACAGTTCTACGGAATCGACCTTCCGCTTCTGGAAGATGCGGAAGGATTGGATTTCGACATGCTGCGCTGGTCGGTTCTGTGGGAGGGCTTGCCCAGGGAGTCGCGAACGGCAAGGCGGCTCGATGCCTCTCTTGAGTGGGGCCCAACCGACTATCTGCTCCACTCGATAGAGTTCTCCGCACGTTGGCTGCAATGGGCAAGGACAAAGGACGGCTCCCGTGGGCGCAACGCGCCCAAGCCGATCCAAACGCCCGGCGAGCGCCAGCGCAACCGTCAGAGGGCAGATGCTGCGCTGGCACGGCGCAAGGAGATAGACAGAGTGCTTGGGATGACAACCGAATAAGGGGGCTTGGAGCCTATGGCGGCAAACGTCGGCACCGCGTACGTAACCGTGCTGCCCTCCATGAAGGGCTTCGGCGCGGCGGTCAGCAAGGAGTTCCAGGGCGCGGGCACTGCCGCATCCGCCGCCTTCGGCAAGACCGCCGCCAAGGGCTTCGAGCAGGCGGGCAGCGAGAGCGGCGGCAAGTTCCTCTCGTCCGTCACCTCGAAGCTTAAGGGCGTCGTCAACGTCGCCACCAAGGCGTTCGGCATCGTGGGCGCGGTTGCCACCGGCGCGTTCATGAAGGGCGGCATAGACCGCGCGCTGAACATCGAGCAGGCGCAGTTCAAGCTCAAGGGCATGGGCATGGACGTGGAAAGCGTCATGGCATCTTGCAACACGGCGGTGAGCGGAACGGCGTTCGGCCTTGCCGCCGCCGCGACCGCCGCAGCCAACATGGGTGCGGCGGGCGTTGCCGCAGGCGACCAGATGACCAGGTCGCTGCAAGCCGCAACCGGCGTTGCCGCCATGGGCGGCGTGGAGCTGGAGCGCGTGGGCGGCATCTTCGCCAAGGTTGCCGCGAACGGCAAGCTCTCGGGCGACGAGCTCCTGCAGATGTCGGACATGGGCGTGAACGCCCTTTCCGCCCTGAGCTCGTACCTGGGCAAGTCGCAGGCCGATGTGCGCGCCATGGTCACCAAGGGGCAAATCGACTTCCAGACCTTCAGCGACGCCATGTACGCCACGTTCGGCACGGCGGCCTACGGCGCGAACGATACGTTCAGCGGTGCCATGGCCAACGTGCAGGCGGCGCTTTCGCGCGTCTCGGCGAAGTTCGCGGACCCTGCGCTGAAGGGCTTGAAATCGGTTTTCCAGGCGACCATACCCGCCATCAACGCGGTGAGCGCGCGCCTGGACCCGCTGGTATCCGTGTTCAGCGCTCTTTGCGAGCAGGTGAGCGGCCAGGTCGTGGCGGGCATCAACGCCTTCACGCAGGCGCTAAACGATACGGGCAACCCGATAACGGCCCTGAAGGCGGCTCTTGATGCGGTTGTCCCGGCTGGCAGCCGTGCAAGTGAGATCTTCGATACGGTCTGCAACGCCGCGCAGGGCTTGCTCCCCGTTGCGCAGGAGGCGGGCTCAATGCTCGCGGGCATCTTCGATACGGCCGCTGCCGCAGCGGGAAAGCTCGCGCCTGTCGTCCAGGACGCGGCGGGCAAGGTCGTCGCGTTCCTTGCAAACGGCGGGGCGCAGGCAACTGCGTTCGGCGCGGTGTTCGCCGGTGCGTTCGCCTTGCTCGCAACGCCCATCGGGCAGCTTGCGGCGAAGCTGCCGGCGCTTATCGGGCTGATAACGGGCCTGGGCGGCTCGGTGTCGGGAATCGTCGGCACCTTATCGCTTATGGGCGGGAATTTCGCCAAGCTTGTTTCTCAGATGGGCTTGCTGAAGGGCTCCATGTCCTTCTTCAGCGGAATGCCCGCATTGTTGGGCGCTTTGGTATCGCCCGTGGGCCTTGCAGTTGCGGGCATAGCCGCGCTTGCGGCGGGCTTCGCGTACTGCATGGCCACGAGCGAGGAATTCCGCAACACGGTGATGAACCTGGTTTCCGGCATAGGGGCCAGCCTCCTTCCCGTGTTCGCTCAGCTGGGAACGACGCTTGCAAGCATCGCATCTGCAGTGCTGCCCGTGATAGTGAGCGCCGTGCAGCAGCTCGCGCCCATCTTCGGGCAGGTAGTGGCCCTGGTGCTCCAGGTTGCGGCGGCGCTCGCGCCGATGATTGCGCAGCTGATGGGCTCGCTTCTGCCATGCGTCACAACGATAATCGGCGTTCTCGCCAACATCGTTAGCGCGGTAATGCCGGGGCTGGTGGCTATCCTCAACGTGGTGATGTCTGTTCTTCAAGCGGTTATCCCCGTTGTGATGAGCATCATCTCGGTTGTGGTGTCCGTTGCCTCCCAGATAATCGCGGCGGTAACGCCCATCGTGGCGCTCATCGGAACCGTGGTAACCGCGGTTGTGAGCGCGGCAAGCATGGTGGCATCCACCCTTGCCGCCGTCGTCTCTACTGTGGTAAGCGTGTTCGGCGCAATAGCCAGCACAGTGACAAGCGTCATAGCAACAGTCGTCTCGGTCGTCGCATCCGGCTTCCAGGCGGCAAGCTCGGCGGTATCCGCCGCAGTGAACGCCATCGGCTCGTTCATTGCAGGGCTGCTCTCCACGGTTTCGAGCATCTTCAACTCGATAGCCCAAACCGTTACCAGCTGCGTGCAGAACGCTTTTTCCGCCGCGCAGTCGGCGTTCAACAGCATGCTCGGCGCCATCGGCTCGGTGTGCGGGCAGATATACGGCGTGGTTCAGAGCGGCTTCAGCTCCGCCATCAGCTACATAACGGGGCTCGCATCCCAGGCTTGGCACTGGGGCGCTGACATAATCAACGGCATAGTCGGCGGCATACAGTCCATGATCGGCAACGTCTCGGGCGCGGTAGGGCAGGTCGCGGACACCATCCGTTCGTTCCTGCACTTCTCGGAACCCGATGTGGGGCCGCTCTCCGACTTCCACACTTACATGCCCGATATGATGGGCGGCATGGCCAAGGGAATAAAGCAGAACATGGGAGCCGTGCGGAAGGCGGTTTCGGGCGTTGCGGACGAGATGGCTCAGGGATTGGGAATCGCCGAGCCGCAGCTTTCCGTTGCGGGTGCTTCCCCTTACGCCGTTGGTTCGGTTTCGCGCCCGGCGGCAAGCCAGGGCGCGGGAGCGTCCTACTCGTTCACGGGCGATATAACCATCGCGTGCGAGGACGCGCAGCAGGTTCACGATATGGGCGAGCTGGCCCGTGCGATCATGAAGGCAGGCGGTTACCGTGGCTGACGCTTACAGCTCTTGGATCGTGGAATGGCACGGCGGGCGAACCCGCGCTTGGGTGAGCGCTTGGCTGGAGTCCCAAACGGACAAGACCGCCACCATCCGCGTTCAGGGGTGCTGCAACGCATGGCGAATCACGCAGTACGGCCGCCGCATCCGCCTTTACGGCGACGGCAGCGAGATAGGCACCTGTACCGATGTCGTGTTCAGCCGATACGGCAGCGGCAACTTCGGTTGGCTGGACAAGCGCTTCACGGTGCGGAAGGGCAAGGAAGCCCGAAGCGTAACGTGCTCGTGCCTCATCAAGAAAGAGGTTGTTGACGGCTACGGCGCTTCCGGCAAGAACGAGAGCCGCACCGCCAGCGTGGGCGTTTGGGTGCCCGCGCAGACCTTGCGCCCGCCATCGATGCCGGGAAAGCCGACCTGCAAGCGCGGCTCCGCCGGGCAGATAGTGGTTTCCTGGAAGAACAACGCCGCCAACGCCAAGAAGACCCAGCTCCAGCGCATGGAGTACGGCGGCAGCTGGGCAACGGTTCTCAATTCATCTGCCGTGGTCGCCGACTACACCGATTCTGTGGGCGCGGGCACGTTTGCCTACCGTGCGCGCTACGGCAACGACGACGGGTGGTCTGCCTGGTCGGATTCCTCCGCGTTCATCGTATCGCTGTGCGCGCCCGCCGCGCCGACCGTGGTTTTCCCTCTTTCGGGGGACACCCTATCGCAAGCGGACGGCAACCCAACGCTGAGGTTCAGGCACAACCCCCTGGACAACTCCGAGCAGACGGGCGCTCAGCTCCGCTGGCGCGAGCAGGGGGGTTCTGCGTGGACCACCGTAAGTCTGGGAACCGCCACGCAATGCACCTTGGATGTCGTTGGCTCGGGCGACGTCAACGAGACGATTGAATGGCAGGTTAGCACCAAGGGTGCCTACGACGGCGGCGCCACCGCCGAGAACGCATGGTCGCCATGGACGGCGGTTAGCCTTTTCCATGTGAAGACCCCGCCAACCGTGCAGGTTTCCGTTGCAGAGGAGATAGCCGAGGTTCCCGTATCGGTTTCGTGGGAGTACGAGGATGCGAGCGGCACGCAGGCCATGGCCGAGGTCTCGTTCACCGACCTCGAAACGGGTGAGGTGGCGTTTTCCGACCGCTTTGACGGAACGGAAACCGTTGCCACCGTTGCGGCAAGCGAGTTCACGCCCGTTCAATCCCATACCTACACGGTAACGGTGCGCTGCACCTCCACAAGCTCGCTTTCCTGCGAGGGCACGGCCGAGACCACGGTGAGGTACATCCCGCCATCGGAGCCCGTTTTCGCGGTGATGCGGGATAACGCCCTGCATGCCAACAGGATCACTGCGTATGACACCATCGAGCTCGACGATGAGGGCAACGCCGTTACCGCAGCAGCCGAGAGCTTCAGCGTGTTCCGTGATGGGGTTTGCATAGCGGAAGGCTTGCAGGATTCCGAGGAGTTCCTAGACCGCATGCCGCCCTTGGATATCGATACGGTCTACCGCGTGGTGGCCTACGCCGCGTCGGGCTCGGTTGCCGAGTACTCGCAGACTGTGCGCATGCCCTCGAACTCATTCCTGGTAGTGAACTACGGCGAGGGCTTGGCCAAGGTTGCCAAGGTGCGCCGCAACCTATCTCGCCCTGACGGCGTGGAAGGCGAGAAGGTGGCTCGCACGGTGGCGAGCTCGCGGCTGCCCAAGGTGTTCTACGGCACCCACCGCACGCGAAGCCACACCGCCACAGGCGATGTGTGGGTTTTCGAGGACGAGGGCGGCGAGGGCGATTCTGCCGGGCTTGCCGCGTTCTTCGACTTGGAATCAAACAACGGGGACGTTTACCTGAGGTTCCCGCGCGGCATGGCGCTTTACGCCACCGTCGACGTTTCCCATACCCAAGACCTTTCCAATGCCAATTGGGCTAAGGTCTCAATCGATTGGCAGGAGGTTGAGCATTGATAGATCTGCGCAAGTCGGGGCGCACCACTTCCTGGCGCTTCGTGCGCGTGCGGTGGGTGCCCTCCGATTCCACCACAAACACCCCGGCGCGCTTCGAGGAATTGGGCGAGGTGGGCGGAATCGAATCATGTTCCATCGACGAGGCGAAGCTCACCAGCCTGAAGGTATCGGGCAGCGTAAGCTACGTGGGCGAGCTCGACTTGGGCGACGACCTCTTGCGTGTATACGCCGATATGGAGCTCGATGAGCAGCGGGAGAGCAAGTGCTACGGCACATTCTTCTGCTGCTCGTCCAAGGAATCCATAGCCAACGGCGTTCATGCGGGCACGGCTGACCTGTACAGCACCCTCACAGTGCTTGACAAGATGCTGCTCGAATCGGATGTGACGCTGACGGCCATCGATGGCAGCGTCATAGAGGAGTTCATGTGGGATGCGGCGCGGCTGCCGTTCATCTTGACACCCACCGCCAAGACTCTGAGCGTTTCGCGCTCGTGGGATGCGGGCACTTCGACCTTGGACGTGATGAACGATGTATGCGATGCGCTTGGCTACGGCTCGCTGGACGTTGACGTTTACGGCAACGTCGTTGCCGCCCCTTACCAAGACCCCGATTCCAAGGAGCCCGCGGACACCTTCAGCGATACCGAGGACGATGTGTGCAACGAGGAAGTGGAGCGCGAGTGGGACGTGCACGATACGCCGAACGTCGTGGTGGTGCGCTGCAGGAAACAGGACGATACCACGGTTTCGGGCACCGCGCGCAACGACGATGCGCACAACGCCTACTCTACCGTTTCCCGTAAGCGCGAGATAACGCGAGTCGAGGATGTGGAGGGGCTTGCCACCGCCGAGGAGTGCCAGGCAAAGGCCGAGGCTCTTCTCATCGAGGGCATGCAGGCCATCGAGCGCCTTACCGTGAAGCATGCGGGCAAGCGCTTCGAGGCGGGTGACACCGTGGCAATGGACTACCGGCGCAGCGGCCTTGACGGGAAGTTCAGCGCCTACAAGCGCAGCATCAAGGCGACGCCGGACATCGAATCGGAGACGACCATGCGAAGGACGGTAAGGCTCTATGGCAACGTATCGAAATCCTGACCAGCTTATGAAGGCGCTGTGCGAAGGGTGCCTGCCATTCTTCCGCAAGCGCTTCGCAAGGCTTTCCGTGCAGAAGGCCGTGTCGGTGAGCGGAACCGATGTCTCGCTTGAAGGCGGCGGCACGGCAAAGCGCTTCTGCTCCGGCGTGAGCGCGGGGAAGCTGGTGCTGGTGCTGTCCCAAGGCGGCGGCAGCTACGTGGTGGGGGTGCGCCAATGATCGAGGTTGCCCTGCGCCTTGGGCTGGATAAGCCCGCCGAGTCGCGCCGCGTGGTGCTGCGACAGGGCGAGTTCGGCAACATGAGGCTCAAATTCGCGATTTGCGAGGGCGGGGCGGCGAAGGACGTATCGCTCTACAATGCATCCCTGTGCGTTGCGGGGCTTGGTGTGGAAGTGCCCTGCGAGGTTGACGATGGGGCAGTTTCCCTGACCGTCCCCAGGGAGCTTGCCGCAAAGGCGGGCAAAGGCAGGGCGTACGTGAGCCTTTCCCAGATATCTGACGGCACCGCCGACGATGCCGATACCGTGCAAACCGACGCGATCACCACTCAGGCATTCGAGCTGGAGGTTCTGGAAGGGGTTGAGCCATGAGGTATGCGCTGAAGCTGGACACCGCTAAGCCGGAGGATATCCGAACCCTGACCATCCGCAAGGGCGAGTTCGGCTCGATCACCCTGGTCTTCGAGGTGTCCGAAGAGGGCAAGCGCCTAGACCTTGCCGCGAAGGATTCCGATGGCGAAAGCGCCTACACGGTGCGCTTCTGCGCGCGAACCGGGAACGGTGTCGTGGTCGACGATGTGTCTGTTGCCGAAGACGGCAGCGCATCCTACACGCTTCCCGCCGCCATCGGCGCGAGCGCGGGCATGGTGAAGCTCGCGTACCTGCGCATCGAGAGCGCGGGCGCGGTGGCCACCACGCAATGCGTTTGGTTCAAGGTTCTGGACGCGGTTGATATGGATGCCGCACGCGAGGTGTACATCCCCGAGTTCGAGCGCCTGAAGGGCGAGCTCGATGACTACGTGGCGCAGTACGCCGAAACCCTCAAAGCCATCGAGCAGGCAGAAGAAGACCGCGCAACCGCTGAGCAGGGGAGGGCAAGCGCCGAAACAGCGAGAACAGAAGCGGAAGCAGCAAGGGCGCAAGCCGAGGAAGCGCGTTCTTCGGCAGAAAGCGCACGTGAAGCAGCAGAATCGAAGCGCAGCGCGGCTGAATCGAAGCGAGCAAGCGAGGAGCAGAAGAGGGCAACGGCTGAATCTGGAAGGGTTCAAGCAGAATCCAACCGATCCTCGGCAGAAGGCACCAGAAGCACGGCTGAGACGGCGCGAGCGGAAGCGGAAGCGAAGCGCAAGGCTGAGTTTGCGGACATGATCAGCGCAGCGCAGGGGACGAAGCTTCACATCTGCGCAGACGGCGAGTTCGGAGCCAACGGCGTTCCTACGCTTGCTGGCTCGCCTGGGATCATCTACCTTGTGCCTTTCAGGAAGCAGGGCGAGAACGACCGCTACGCAGAGTGGCTATACGTGAACGGCAAATGGGAGAAGATGGGCATCACAGGCTCTAGCTTCGACCCTATCAGCACCGACACCATAGACGCTATCGCAGGGGGAGCCACCAAGGCAGGTGACGAGGTAGTGAACACCACTGGCTTGAGCTACTTCTTCACCAAGCTTGGCGGCATCTTCTCAAGGATCGGGCATAAGCACGGCAAAGCCGACATCACCGACCTCGCGGATTGGGCGAAGGCTGACAGCAAGCCGCCATACGCATACAGCGAGATCAGCGGCAAGCCAACAGCTTTCACGCCCTCTGCGCACACGCACAGCGCAGCGGACGTTGCGGCAGGAATCCTCCCGATCACGCGCGGCGGCACTGGCGCTGCAACGGCTCCCGAAGCGTTGGAGAGCCTTGGGATCACGGTAGGCACTGGCGAACCGCCTGCAACGGGAACCCCTGGCTCTATCTACATAAAGCTCGGGGGGGGGCAATGATTAGCAGCAGCTCAACGCCAATAGGCACGATCACGGCATACGGCGGATCGACCGCCCCTAGCGGTTGGCTTTTGTGCGATGGCTCGGAGGTAAGCAGGGTGGAATACAGCCTTCTCTTCGATGCGATAGGTACAGCATACGGCGATGGCGATGGGAGCACGACCTTCAACCTTCCGAGCATGGCGGGAAGGACAGCCATCGGATCGTCTGCTTCCCATGTATTAGGAACAGCTGGCGGCGAGGAAGCTCATGCGCTGACAGCTTCCGAGCTTCCTAAGGATTACGCTTCGATCTTCGCCCGTCTTAACTCTTCAAATGTGCCTAACGTGTATCCGCGAAGCGGCGCAACACACAAGACGGAATCGGAAGACTACACGCCCCTCTCGCTGAGCGAAAACGCAGGAACCGATATTGACGTGATCACATTCTCGGGCGATGGCAAGGCTTTTAACGTCATGCAGCCTTATCTTGCGGTTAACTACATCATCTATGCTGGGAGGTAGACATGGCAAGGCGTAAAACCGTATCGAGCGCGAAGGGCAATCTCGGCAAGCCGTCAGGCTCTAACTTCCAAGCATGGGTCGAGATCGCGTATGGCGATTTCCCCTCTGCTGACGAGGTTGAGATTTACACGGTTGAGAACATCTACGTAACCGATGGCGATGAGAGCGCATGGGCGCGTGTGAGCTACGAGACCGAGCACCACGGATCGGGAACGGCATCGATCGGCTATACGGGCAGCTGGTACGGAGCGGGCTGGTCTTACCTTGGTACGTTTAAGCGCGGTCAAACCGTCAAGGCTAGATGCAAATGCTACTACACGGGCGGCAGCGGCAGAACGTACGCCTCGGAAGCGTCCTGCTCGTACACGATTCCGCTGCTTACGCCTGCAACCGTATCGGTCGATAAGGACAAGGCGAAGATCGGCGATACGGTTACCGTCACCGCCACGGGCAACACCACGGGAGAGAGCAACGCTTGGCTATGGAACCTGGTTCCCGTGATGAACGCAGCGGAGGATGACAAGCAGCCTGTTGCCGATTGGGTCACTTTCGACTGGGGAACCGCTGAGCCAGGAAGCTCGCGAGTTGTAAGCGCGAACGATGAGACGATGACGTTCACGCTTACGGTTCCATACCAGTTCAAAGGTTTTAAGTATCTTTGCTTGAGGGTCATCCAGTATCAGGAATGGCACGGGAACACCTTCGATTGCCCGTCTGAAACGCTGTATGTTGACATCAGTGGAAACGGAAGCAGCGTCACCGCCTACGGCTCTGACGGCGCTGGTCTGCTATCGAAGATTCACGCTTACGGTGCTGACGGGAAGGTTTCAACGCCTGCCGTGTACGCATACGATTCGGGCGGATCGCCCGTGCAAGTCCAATAGAAAGGAAAAGAGGCAAGTACCTGCGAAGGCCCACGCTGCAGCGTGCCAGGCGCGTGTGAAGCTATTGGGGCTGGTTCGCAAACTCCGATTCCATGGCCATGACCGCCCGCAACGGGTTCAACGAGGTTTTCAGGAAAGCAAGGTGGCACGTATCGGCCGCGGAAAGGAAGAGATATGAGCTACGAAACATGCTCTGCATCGCCGCTTGAGGCGGTGCAGGTTGAGCTGCTCCCTGGCGGCGCGGCATCGGACGTTTGGCTTCGCCGCAACATCGAGAAGGACGTTCGCGACAACGGGCACGATGCTGAGGATGCAACCGAGTTCTACAGGGCGGAGGAAATCCACTTCGTGCAAGCTGGCACGCCTACAGAGGAAGAGCTGCAGGCTGCCTTCGATTATTTGTGGGAAGCCCACGAGTCGGATGAGTTGACCGATATCGAGCGCATTGATGCGCTCATGAGGCAGCTGGGCACCGTGAACGCGGCATTAGACAACACCGTTTCCGCGCTCATGGAGTTTTGGGACCACGTAGGGGGTGGGGAATAGTGGCGAAGTTCTACTTTCTTGCCGTGAAGGCGGGCAAGCGAACCTTGGAAGAGGTGCCGAAGCGCTGGCGCGAATGTGTACGGAAGATGATTGAAGAGGACGAAGGTTAGGAGCCGCCCGGGTTCGGCGGCTTTTCTTTTGCTTTGGAACCAGAGAGAGGAAAAACATGGACTACCTATTCACGGAAGAGCAGCAGTGGGCGGTGTGGATCACCGCAGCGTTCGTGGTGCTCGACGTTCTGAGCGGCGTCATGAAGGCCGCGAAGATGGGCGAGCTGTCCAGCTCGAAGATGCGCGAAGGGCTGTGGCACAAGTCGGGCTACGTGCTGATAGTGTGCCTTGCCATCCTTATCGAGGTTGGTAGCCAGCATGTGGACATCGGCTTCGAGATGCCACTCATCATTCCAGCGTGCCTGTACATCATCGGCAGCGAGGTTATGAGCATCTACGAGAACGCGAAGGCGATAAACCCCGACCTTAACGATTCGAAGCTTTCCCAGTATTTCGAGAAGAAGGAGCAGTGATGGGCGATTACGAGGTTGACACCGCAACGGTGGAAGAGCTTGCGGCCATGCCCAGCGAAGAGGCAACGGATGCCGAAATCCCAGAGCAGACTTCGGAGGTACTGGAGGGCGAAGATGGCGACCGCTAGCGATTTCGTCAAAGTGGCTGCAAGCCAGATCGGCGCCAAGGAGCAGCCAGCGAACAGCAACCTGACCAAGTACGGCAAGTGGTACGGGCTGGACGGTAACCCATGGTGCGACATGTTCGTCTCCTGGTGTGCAGATCAAGTGGGCGCTTTGGGGATCGTTGGAAAGTTCGCCTACTGCCCTAGCCACGTCAATTACGCTAAGAGGCTCGGTCGTTGGCTTGACCGCGAGGAAAAGCCGCAGAAGGGCGATATTGTGTTCTTCTCGAACGGCTCCCGTGCCTGTCACGTGGGAATCGTGGAATCGCGCAACGGCTCCGCAAGCGTGACCACCATCGAGGGCAACACCTCGGTAAGCAGCAACGACAACGGCGGCGCGGTAATGCGCAGAACCCGCGCCTACGGCGTAAAAGGCTCAAAGTGGTTCATCATGGGATTCTTCCGTCCTGCATGGGACGGGCAGAGCGCTAACGTTCCCGCTTCCGAGCCAACGCAGGAATCGACCAGTAACAGCGGTTGGTCGTTCACCGATTGGGTGCGCCGCTTGCAGCGCGAGTGCAACGCTCAAGGCTATTCGCATCAGACCGTTGACGGCATTCCTGGCGCAAACACGCTGAACGGTTGCCCTCAGCTGTGGCGCAAATCGCGCGGCAACATCACTCAACTGATGCAGGAACGCCTTATCGTTCTCGGCTACAACTGCGGATCGAGCGGCGCTGATGGCATAAACGGCGCCGATACGCAGCGAGCGGTAAAGGCGTTTCAGGTTGACAATGGACTTGACGATGACGGCATTGTTGGGCGCAACACATGGCGCAAGCTGCTTGGATTGTAAGCGGCTTAGGTTCGACAAAGGTTCGATAAACGGAGCAGAATCGAATAGAACGTACCAGAACGGAGCAGGGGGCACTGAGCTTAGGCTCGGTGCCCCTCTTTTCGTGTTTTATGGCGTTTTCTGTTCAAACGGACATACATAGAGCATATTTAGGACAGCATCAGGACTCGTTCTAAGTGGGTTAAGACATGTCTTAATGTGATCGCCGCCGAACTAATCTAAAGCAAGCTGCAACTAATGTAATTTGCCTATAATCAACCCGTGGGAACAGCCTTACAGAAAACCGCGCATGTTAATTTGCATCGGCAGGCTAAGGCGGCCATGGTGGCGATGAAGCTTCACTATACGCCGAGGTGTGACGTAACCAGTCGGATGCACTGATGGAGTGGTGTCGCAGAAGCCGCGAAGCCCAGCATGGTACCCGCTGCTGGGCTTACGCGAAAATAGAAAGCCAGCGAATCATTAGCCGCTGGCTTTCTTGCTTAATCGCCCTTGCTTTTCTTGGGTTTCTTTCGCCCATCTTCGAACCTATCGTCCAATAGAGTTATCACCGCAAACCAATGTTTTGAGATTTCCACCCTCGTTGAATTGATGCGAATAACGTTGTTCTGATTAAGTGTACGTAGCTCCACCATTGGTTCTGCAGGCGAACACCCATTCATCTGGGTGTTCGCCTTTTTTGTTGGCATGAAGTCGTTGCCGTGATGGTCGAAGGTGAAGTAGATATGGCCTTCCTGACCATCGAACTCTATGAACCTTACGAATCTATCTATGATCTTCTTCGTATCGTTTTCATTGGCTATAAGGCCAATCCATTCCTCAAGATCTTCTTGGCTTATGTTCTCGCAGCCAGATACCGCCTCTGCTTGGGCTAGATCTTCCTCTAAGGCTGCCTTTCGGGTTTTTAGGTCCGCTATGCGGTCTTTGCCGCCAGGAGGGGCGCAGCCGTCTTCTATGGCTTTCCAGATGCGTTCAAAGGCTGCATCAATCTTGCTAATTTCCTTGCGGAGGCGTTTTGCCTCTATTTCATGTGCGCCGTTGCTGCTTTCGCCGAAGACTGCCATAGCATCGGCTAGCTGTTCTTTGAAATGCTTTCCCTCTGTTGCTTCGAACACGGCATCACATGCCCAGGCTTCAATCAAACCGCTGCGGAACGCGCGGCGGCAGCTTGGGCAGCGGTAGTAGAAATAGCGCGTGCCGGATTTCGAGGTGCCGCATGTGCCGGAATAGTACCTGCCGCATTCGCGGCAGAACAGCTTTCCGCTAAGCGGGTACTCCTCTGCCTCGCCGCGCCTTCTTTGCGTGATGGTGCGATGCGTTAGGATGCGGATTAGCATTTCCTGCTCTTCGCGCGTCCAAAGGGCGGGCATGCCGTCTTCTATGCGCACGCCCGCATACTCGTATACGCCGCAGTTCTGCCAACGGCGCAGCAATTTCGTTATTCCCTTTATGGTGAACTTCTTGCCCGCGCGTGTCCGCTCGCCCTCCATTGCGCGGGTTATCTCCGCCAGCGTCGAGCCTGAAAGAAGCATGTTCTTCATGCGGCGAAGAAGAGCCGCTTCCTGCTCGTTGACTTGGTAGTAGCCATCAACGATATCCCAGCCGTAGCGGGTTTGCCCGTTTGCCATGCCGCGTTCGGCGTTCTTCTGGATTCCATCGCGTATGCGCTCGCTGTCCACGGCGCTTTCATATTCCGCCAGAACCTCAAGCATGCCAAGGTGAAGAACGCGGGTTGAGCCGTGGCCCAGCGTTTCGCCTGCGTAGAGGATTTCAACACCCGCTTGGCGAAGCATGATTCTGGCAAGCGCCATCTCATCGCGGTTGCGCATTATGCGGGTTACCTTGTAGATAACCACGTAGTCGAACATGCCTAGTTTGGCGTGATCCATCATCTTCTGGAACTCCGCGCGTGCGGTGTTGCGGCCTGTCTGGGCGTAGTCGCTGTAGACGCACACCACATCGAGCCCGCGTTGCTCGCAGTACTCGCGCGACTTCTCTACCTGAATCTCAATGCTTTCGTCTCGCTGGTTGTGCGAGCTGAAACGTGCGTATATTGCTGCACGGTTGCCCTTTGCCATGGTATTATCACCTTGCCTTTTTGGTGTCGCCCCGTTGTGCTTTGGTCGGTGCTTACGGGGCTTCTTTTATTCCTGCTTCGAATCGCCAGCGGCAAGCTTTGCCGTCATGGCGATATTTTTTTGCCATTCGGGCGAGCCTTCGCGGTAATTACTTATCAACTCGCGCTCGTCGCTTGCCAACTCTTTATCTGAGCTGAAGCTTCCTGCTTCCTCATTCCATCCCATGATGTCATTCGGGGTGCATTCGAGCACTTCGGCACAGTTCCAGAGCTGTTCGGCGTTGGGGAACGACTCGCCGCGTTCCCAAGAGCCAACGGTGCGCATTGATACGCCCATTGCTTCGGCGAACTCGGCTTGCGAAATGTGAAGCTTCTTTCTCATTTCTTTAATTGCGAGTTTCATTTGTGTACCTCTCTCAGCAATTTTCTGCTTTGAATTGTAGTTAACTGACGAAAAATAAGCAAATTATTTCATGTTTTACACTTGCAGTAGGAAGATATTCGCTTATACTGCGGTTTGTGATAGGAAAGAAACTTCCTATTCCGATATTTCATAGGTACCCAATGAAATATAAGCGTGTTCACGTTGACAGGCAACGTGAACAAACGATTCCTCAAAGCATAAGGAGGTGGGAAATGAGCTTCGACAAAGAAACGTTTGCGGCGAACCTGCGTGCCGCACGTGCAAGGCTCGGCATTTCACAGTCTGAGTTTGCCAAGCGTGCAGGCGTTTCAACCGATGCAATCGTGAAGTACGAAAGCGGGAACGGGTACATCCCTGGCGCTGACAAGATTTTCGCGATTTGCCAAGTTGGACATATCGCGCCTAACGAGCTTTTGGGCTGGAAGTAACCAAGTTTTAGAAAGGAGATGTTCCCAATGTATGAGAAAAGGGCAGATACCGCCCGTGTTCATCGTGGTGTACGCCAAGGGGCCGCAGCCGCCCCAGCTGGATGCGTGCCAGTACCGTTTCTGCGCGGAGACTGCCGCCGAGATACGTGCCTGGAAAAGAAAGAGGCTCGCGCAAGCCGAGGGGCAAGCGCGAGCGGCGTCAAAACCTTCCCGGGAAATGACGCAACGATTGTAGCGCAAAAGCCGCTTGCCGTGCGAGTTGCCGCCTATGCGCTTCTTGGCCTGACGCTTACAGGCGTGCTGCCGGCGTTTGCGGTGGTCTTCATCTGCGATGCCCTGAAGGCGCTCAACGCCGAGTGGCTGGCGCTGCCGATGGTTGTTGCCGCGTTCCTGCTGCTGGTTCGCACGGCAGGCGGGCGGCGCTGATGGACTTCGACGACATGAGCCAGCCGCTTGAGGCAGTTGTGCGGCAGGAGCGCATGGCTGTCTACCCGCTGCCGCTTAAGGTGCGCGACCGCGAGGAGCTGTTCGCCAAGTGGTGCGAGCTTAACCCAGACGTTCTGCGCGCAATAGAGCTGGACGCGTTGGCCATCGATGCGCGCGGCCTTCGCGTTTCCGCGAAGTACCTGATTGAGAAGCAGCGCTACGAGGGGCGCTACAGCATAACGGGCGTTCCCTTCCACGACGGAAACGGGGTACAGCACCTCTACGCCGTGAACAACACGGATACGCCGCTTTTGAGCAGGTGGCTGCTCGGGCGGCACCCGGACCTGAACATCGAGATTCGAAAATCCATATACGACAAAGGAGAAAACGATGAAGCGTAAGGAAATCATCGGCCATCTTAACGATGTGGCGGAGCTCGCATGCAACGTGCGCGGCTCGATCACACTCATCAACCCCGATACCAAGAAGAAGATCGAGATCGACCCCGTCATTGCCGGCCACCTCGTGGCTTCCGCCCTCACTGTGGCCTCACTGATGCTGGAGGGCAAGTGGGAGCCCGTCAGTGTCCCTGAGGAATTCGAAGCGATCGTGGTGGGCGCGTGCAAGGCGTACACGGAACGCGGTGAATAGCCATGGAGCCTATCGAAGAGCCTTTCGAGGGCACGCAGCACTGCGACGGTGCGGGCAACGTGTTTCCCGGCGAAGCTCCGCTCAGGTTCGGCAGCGCCGGCGCGGAGCCCAAAAGCTTCACGTGGTTCGAGAGCTTCACCGAGGCGATGCTCGACCTTGAGAGCCGCGAGGAGCAGGTGCGCTTCGTGATGGGCATCGTCGGCTACGGCGCTTACGGCATCGACCCGCTGTTCACCGAGCCTGCCCTGAAGCCCCTGTTCCGCGTTATCAAGCCGATCATCGACACCAACAACAAGCGCAAGAACGGCGGCAGCAAGGGCGGCAGGCCCAACAAATCGCAAGCCGCCAGCTAGCAAGGAACCATAGGTTTAAACCTACCTGGAAACCATATCGGAAACCATAGGTTTAAACCTCATCCAACAACCGTTGGAAACCTAAGGTTACGAACAATTAGAAGAGAAGAGAAACGAATAGAAGAGAAGTTGTCCCGGCGTTTTTGTGGAAAACCCTGTGGATAACTCCTCCGAGATTTCGACCCTGGAAAGGGAGGTTTGGAAATGCGTCTGGACGAATACGTGAACAAGGTGCCCAAGCGGGAGTGCCCGCAGTGCGGCAAGCGCCGCCCGCATGACTGGTTCGTCCCGTTGAGCGCCGTTTGCTGGAAGTGCCGCCAGCGCAACGGGAAGGCGGCTCGCAAGTGAGCCGCAAGGGCCCGCTGGAGGTGCGCGAGCTGCTGTGCGAGCTGTCCGAGCACCTGAACCGGCGCATAACCGTTGCCGAGCGCAAGGGCTACGAGTGCTCCAAGGTGCCGGTGGGCGAGCTGGAGGAATGGTTCGACCTGGTGCTGGATGCCATCGAGGTGGCCGATGCGGCAGTGAAGGCGGCGCGCGATGGGCGCTGAAGTCAAGCTCGATGCTCGTGGCGTTTGGTACGCGCAGCCCTACCTGGGAACAGCCCCGGACGGGCGGCAGATTCGCCCGCGCCGCAGCTTCCCCGCCGCCGGCAGCAGGGCAGAGGCGCAGGAGTTGGCCGATGCGTGGTACGCGCAGCTTTCCGCCGACGGGCGGGTTAAGAGCGCCCTCATGGTCGACCTGCTGTGGGCGTACATCGAGGATCGCAAGGCGAAGGGCGCAAGCCCCAACACCGTGAAGCGATGGAGCCTGTTCACCCGAACGTACGTGGGGCGCTACCTGAGGGGCCGCGTGGCGCGAGAGCTCACCGTGATGGAGCTGAACGACTTCGAGCGAAGGCTCTTGGCGCCCAAAGAGCGCGGCGGGCAGGGGCTCTCCCGCAACAGCGTGGTTTCCGTGCACCACTTCCTGCGCGGCGCGTACGGCTGGTGGGTGAGGGCGGGAATCTGCGATTCCAACCCGATGCTGGACGTCGAGAAGCCCGCCGAGCACCGCCACGAGGCGGTTGCCGTGGACGAGTGGGACTACGCGCGGCTGTCGGATTCCATCATGGACCTGTTCCTGGTGCGCGACCTCTCCGCCCGGAGCGTGCGCCGCGCCGCCTACGCCTTCGCCGCGTGGCTCGCCCTGCACACGGGGATGCGCGTCGGCGAGGTGTGCGCCCTGCGAAGGCGCGACGTGAACCGCCGTATGGGCTACGTGCACGTGTGCGGCAAGGTGGTGGAGCTGCCGGGCGGCGGAACCGAGCGCGTTGACATCCCCAAGAGCCGCAAGAGCCGCAACGTGGCCATGGCCCCAAGCGAGTTCGAGATGGTGCGGGCGTGGGTTGAGCTGCAAGACGAGTTCTCGGCCACGTTCGGGCCGGAGAGCCCCCTGGTTTCCGTTGACGGCAGCTTGATGCGCCCCACCACGGTGAGCAAGGCGTTCGCCAGGATGCGGGACGCGGCGGGGCTTCCCAAAAGCTGCACGTTCCACAGCCTGCGGCACACGCACGCCACGTGGTGCCTTGCCAACGGCGTTGACCTGAAAACGCTCTCCGAGCGGTTGGGCCACGCCAACGAGGCAACCACCCTGAGGCTCTACGCGCACTGCCTGCCGGGGCGCGACGCTGCTGCGGCGGAGACGTTCGCGGCGTTCGCTGAAGAGCTGGGGCGGGGTATGTAAACGGCGTGTAAACGGCAAGGCGGCAAGAGCCTTGTCGAAAGCGACATAAACGAAGGTCAGCCTGCTTGAACGCTGGTCTGGCAGATGAAAAGAAGCGTATCCGAAGTAAGAATCAGGAGATAGAGGAAATGGAAGAGGAAAACGAGGGCGGGAAGCCACGGCTGAAGCCCCTCCAGACGGTTGGAACGGCGGCGGTCATGGCCGCTATGGCGATTGCCTTCTTCGCAGTGGTTTTCTGCATTTTCGCGGGGCTGGAATGGCTGGTGCTGTGGTTCGCGGGCGGCGAGTTCACCTTGCTGTTCCCGCTTGCCGCAACGGCCCTGCTTGCGCTTGGGCTATTGGCGCTGCTGCTTTCCGTTGGGGGTGATATCGATGGCTGATAGCTTGAACGTCTGCACGGTGAGCGGGAACCTTGGCAAGGAAGCCGAGCTTCGCCTCACGCCTACCGGCATGGCCGTTGTCACGTTTCGCCTTGCGGTGAACCGCCGCCGCAAGATGCAGGACGGCAGCTACGAGGATGAGACGAGCTGGGTTCCCTGCGTGATGTTCGGCAAGCGCGGCGAGGCGCTGCAGCAGGGCGGCTACCTGCCGAAGGGCGCGAGAGTCGCCGTCACGGGGCATCTGCGCGAGAGCCGATGGGAAAAGGACGGCCAGCAACACAGCAAGCTTGAGCTGTTCGTGGACAACATCGTGGGCATGACGCAGTACCGCAAGGGCCAGCAGAGCGCCCCGGCAACAGCTGCGGCGGCTACCGCTGTGACCATGCCAATGGCGCAGCAGCCCGAGCAGCCGGGCTTTCCGATGATGCCGTCTTCCCAAGCGCCCAACATCTACGACGACGACATTCCGTTCTAGGGGGCTTGCGATGATCGTTTACGGAAGGGGCTGCGCAGGGTGCCAGACCATCCCGCAGTCCATACAGCCCCAGGAGCCGAAGGAGCTACCCGAGGGCGCAGAGCACGGGAGCATGATCGCCTACCAGCTGCACGGGTGCCGTTGCCGCAAATGCCAGGAGTGGGCGCTTGCAAGTAGGAAGCCTAAAGGCCGCCTGCGCCACCGCGTGGCCATAGGCAGCGTGAGGGCAGAAAGGAAGGAATGGGAATGAGCAAGGAGACGGTTGTGCGCTGCGATATGTGCGGCGCTGTTGTGGACGACAACACCAAGGGCGTGCTGTACCGCGATGTTTGGGGGCACATCGATGCCACCGACCTGTGCGGGAAGTGCGCGGAAGAGGTGCGCGAGTTCGTGAAGGGGAGCCGAAACGGAAAGGACGGCAGCGATGACTAGCTACGACTACTTCACCGAAGTTGGCGCGGAAGAGCTGGAAAACCAGAACGAAGAAGAAGCTTGTTGTCTTGAGGTTCGCGCCCTTTTCGCCGCACAGCGCGGCTTGAAATCGAACAAGAAGGCTTGCTCCGAGGCCAACGCCGCCATGAACGCAGCGATAGGGAAGATTTCCCGGCTGCAGCGAGAGAACCGGAAGCTGAAAGATGAGCTTGAGCGGCTTAAAGAAGCGCAACCAGAGGAGGCGCAGCCAGAGGATGAGCCGCAATGCCTGGATGCGGACGGCGTGCCTATCGAGGTTGGGGATACGGTCTACTACTTTGACAAGAAAAGCGGAGAGCCTAAAGCCGGATTTGGGCCTTTTAGGGTTATCGATTATGGCCCTCACGCGCAAGCGGTGCTTTTACGTTACGAGAAGGGCGGTGTAGATGGCTATGGCAACTACAGCGAAAGCTTTGAGTCATGCGAACTCCTTACACACCGCGAGCCCGACAGCTGGGAGAAGTTGGAAGAGGATGCTTTGAAAACCTCATGCGCCTACTTCGGCAAGCTCGAAGAGCCAAACGCCTTCTGCACAGAATGCCCGCACGGAGGAGAGATAACAGGCCGAGGCTGCATAAAGAACATGAGGCTCGACATCGTGAGGCGCGCCAAGCGGCTCGCGGGGGTCGAAGAGCAGGAGGGCGAGTGATGCCGATCTGCTACGGAAACTC